TATAAGTACGCCAAGCTTGAGAACGTCATTACTGCGATCAAAGAGCCCTTCGCCAAGAACGGGTTGAGTTATGTCCAGTTGCCTGCGCGAGATGGTTCGGAGTGTGGTGTTACTACCATGCTCATGCACAAGTCTGGCGAGTTCATTCGCTGTACATTCCTGATGCCTGCGGGTCAGAGTATGACGCCCCAAGGTTTCGGCTCACTGCTGACCTATGCGCGTCGGTATTCTCTGACTGCGATCTGCGGGATCGGACAGGAAGATGATGACGCTAAGTCTGCCAACGACTCTGTGGCTAAGGACTCAAAGGTCGCTGACCTTGTTGAGTCAGCACTTGCACCGGAGCGTGAGAAGGCCGCTGATGACGCGAAGAAGGCATCCATGGTTTTCTTCGCTGGGTATACCAAGCTTGCGGTCAAGTATGCGGAGAACATTCAGATGATGAATGCTGCTTCGGAGGCTTCTGACACCGCGGGTATAGCGATAGCTCGCCTCGGCATCGATGACGACGACTTCGCCAAGCTGAACAAGCTCAAGCAAAGCGCGGGTGGCGTATTCAGTGATCTCTGCAAAAAGCAGATGGGCACACAAGGCTTTGCGGATGTGTTGCAGGCCGAGATTTCAAAGGAGGATGCAGCATGATTGAACAACGCTCACCAGAGTGGTTTGCACAGCGAGCGGCAGTATCTATAACGGGGTCCATGGTGGGCTCCGTTTTAGGTATCAGTCCTTTTGCTAGTCGGGACGACGCATTGCGCGAGAAGGTGCGTGCGAAGGCCGGTGCTGAATCTGAGTTCAAGGGTAACTTCGCTACCGAGTGGGGTACTAAGCACGAGCCAGTGGCTCTTGAGGCGTACCAAGAACAGTCTGGCCAGATAGTCTTTGAGACCGGCCAGATTAATCACCCAGAGTACGAATGGATTGCAGCCTCGCCGGACGGCCTCATCGGGCGATCGGGGATCGTTGAAATCAAGTGCCCCTTCTCAAAGAAAATCAAGCCGCTGTCTCAATCACCACATTACTACGCGCAGATACAGCTTCAGCTTCACTGCACGTCGCGAGAGTGGTGCGACTTTATCGTGTGGACGCCTACCGAGATGCACATTGAACGTGTGCAGCGTGACGGTGAATGGCTCGCCAATAACGTGGGCATTCTGTACGCATTCCACGAGGAAGTTGAGGCCATCATGGCGGACTCCGAAAGGCTTGCACCATTTATTGAGGATCGTGAGGTCATTCGTGATGACGATGAATTTATATCCCTAGCCAACCAGTGGAAGTCAGCCGTCGATGCTGAGGCCGTGCTCAAGGCTACCAAGGAGTCGCTCAAGAAAAAAATTCTAGAGTCAGTCGATGGTAGGCGCACCCGCGGTGGTGATCTTCTTGTCTACTCAACGAAGCGCCCGGGCACGATCAAGTACTCGCAAGCGTTCAAAGACTTAATGCCCGATGCGGATCTCTCTGCATACAAGGGCTCAGAATCCACGTCGTGGACCATTAAAACTAACGAGGGAACAAAGTAATGAGTAATACCATAATCGTTCTGGGCAACATATCGCGTGACCCAGAAATAAAACAGGTAGGCGGTGACGCTGTCTTAAAGATTGGCTTGGCTGATAACGTAGGCTGGGGCGACAGGCAGACCACTAACTGGCACAACGTCGATTATTGGGGCGCTAAGCGAGCTCAGGCCTTAATGGGTATCTTGCAAAAGGGCTCAATGATTGAGGTGACCGGAGAGCAAACGATTCGATCTTGGACCAATGAGCAAGGGATTGAAAAGTTTTCAAACGACATCAGAGCGGACAGGATTGTAGTCTTGCCCAAGGCTAACCAGCCTTCTGGTGCCAACTCCCCACAGCCAGTTGCTGACACTGTCGGCGGCGTATCAGACGACATGCCCTTCTGAGCATGCGTCCTACCTATGAAACTGCAAACGATCTGGATAGGGAGCGCATTGTCGCTTCCTATCTGGAGCGCTCTTGGAATTGCAATTTGCGAAAACTATCCAAGTTCGGCGTTTTAGACTTTGCTTTCGAGAAGGTTAACGAGGAAGGCATTCTGGTCGTCCGCGGTTTCGTTGAGGTTAAACGTCGTAACTGTGCACACGACAATTATCCCACCATATTAGTTTCATCAGCCAAGCGGCAGCAGGCAATTTCTTTGCTTGATGCTACCGGCTGCTCATCAGCTTTCGTCATCGTTTACGACGATCGTGTGAAGTACATCAGTCTCATTGAGCCACCTTGCTACACAACGGTTGGAGGTAGATTCGACCGAGGTGACAAGGCCGACGAGGAGGTAGTCCTTCATTACCACATCGATCGCTTGAGCGATCTAGGCCCGTCTCCGTTTCGGGCTGACTCCATTAACGCAGCATAAAAGGGTCTCTTAAATGAGCGAAGTTGAAATGCACACACTAGAATTAGATAGCCATGAGGAGCTCTGGAGCTCAACCCAGTGTTCTCAGTACCTTGGGTACAGTCGCCACTACTTCATGAATAAAATTAGTAAGCGCCCAGATTTTCCCGAGTGCGCTCCTGCTGGTCGTCGGTGGATACGCAACGAGGTAGTCGCATGGGCTACGCGAAAAGCTTAGACCAAGTCGTTAGCCATGTCAGCAGCGCTCCGGTTGTAATAGATCAAAAGCTTGTTGATGTCTTTGTGCCCGGTGATTCTGGCAAGGTCCAAGACGTGGAACTTACCAGCAAGCCGGGTCGTGGCCTCATGTCTCGAATCATGAAAGGTGAGATTTTCAATTCCAGATTTTCGAACCGCCTTGAGAAACAGGGCGCTGACGCTGGGCGCGTAGCATCCGAGCCATTGAGAGGTCTTGCTTTTGGGTACTCTCTTGATCAAACGAATGGCCTCGGGACTGAGTGGGACAATCCTACCCTCATTAGTTTTGGTGATCTCGGGGCGAAGCGTAATAGTTTTACGATTCAGATCAACGTCTCTCTTCTCCAGACTGGAGATTTCCCCTTGCCTCATCGCAGTCTCGATAGCGAGCAAGAAAGCAATGGCGACGATCTGACTTTTGTTGGTCACCGTTACCTCTTCGGAGTATCCCAAGACAGCACAAATCAAGGCGATCTCTTCTTCGGATATCCGTCGTTCTCTTGGCGGTGGATCTCGCGGCCTGTCAGCGTGCGTCGTCGGAGACTCCGTTGCCCACTTCCACTTGATCGCTTTTTTAAATATGTGAGAGATCACGCTGATCTCCCGGTTAACGGTCGAACTCTTGACCGACTCCATTCGATCCTTAATAAATTCTTCGATGTGCTGGGATTCGATCTTGCTGAGCTTCATAGCAAAAAGTCGCGGGTAGTCTCTGGTCAAGGCGTTAATTCTTATCGCCTCCCAGCGTTCTCCCTTCTTGGTTGGAGAAACCTCGTCGGCATACCGCTGAGCTGCTTCAAGAAGAGTGTAGCTGTAGACCGCATGCTTTTTATTGAGCTGCTCCCCAACCCATTGCTCAGCCCTGCGCTTAGTCGGGAATGTTCCAGTGATACGAGCTCCATCAACGAGAACCCGTGCTCTCCAGTTTCCGCTCTCCAGTCGAGTGAAACTCCCTGCCATAAACCCTCCGTGTCCAATCGCGTGACCAATTCGTGGCAGATCATAACCAATTTTATAGTGGGAATTCCAATCATTTGGTGGATGGCTACTAACGAGGGGTTGGGTAAACCGTTGAATTTGTTAGGAAAGGGTGCGAAATAGTGGGGAATGTTATTTCTGGAAATATGCTGATGGTGCCCGGGGCCGGAATCGAACCTCCCCGTAAACACTGGGTTTCATGGCCGTCGTGGCCAATTCGTGTCACATGAAACTCTCAGTTACACAAATGGCAGAGGCTTATGAGCTGCGCGAAAGCGGAGTTTTCATGGGCAACATCGCAACACTAAACAACATATCAGAGACCACCATGAGGCGCTACTTCAGGATCGTAGAGCTTTATGGCTATGACGCTTGGGAGAACGAAGATGAAAGATTGGGCGGGAGACTTCAAGGTGCTTCTGATGTTAGCGGTCGACTCAGCACTGAGATCTGCAGTGCGTGTTGCGGCACTGGCGAAAGGGGCTACTACTTATCTGAAATACCTATCTTTGGACATAAGCCGCGGTGTGAAAAGTGCGGTGGTGAAGGGGTTCATTAAAAGCTGCTACTTTGTATCTGCGGCAATTGTAATGACCTTTATGCTCCTTGCTGTTTTATTTGCTGTCATAGCAACTGGTCTTGTCTGCTTCTGGGCGCACATATTTGATGCCAGCTAAACGAAGGGACTATCGGGGATTCGAAACGGATTACGTTCGAGTTCTTGACTACGCTTACCGCGGCAACGACAACCATCACTGGTGGTTGTGTATGTGCAAGGCGTGCAGCAACGAATGGAATGTCAGGGGAGCCCACATCCGAGCTCGTAAAAGCTGCGGATGCAGGAAGCACACGATCAATAAGACTGAAGCAGAGTTTAGGCTGCGGCTTCTTGGGATGCGCTGGGTGTAACCGTACACCTAGACACCTCACCCTTTTCCTTGTGGTACGTTATAGCGTGCGCTGCTCTTAGGCTCGTGTAGCCACCGCGAGCGGCATGGCTGTCGCGTGCAGCGAGTGTTGGATGACGCTCCACAACGGCACCGCCATCTTCGTGGACATCTTTTTCTTGATGGTGATAGTGACCTGTGTGGATATACGTGCCAGCAGTACAAGAGCCCCACATCTGACGATACCTTGGCTCACTGGCGAACAGCGCTGGTAAGGCGGTGTTTTTCTTCTTGTGACCGTGGTGGAATCCCAGCATGACCCTGCCGTGCTGATACGCATAGTACGGGAATGACGTGTCGTCCACACTGACACGCTTGTTATCCATGTAGACATGCTTGACCAACTTGCGCAGGAATAGGCTCGAGACGATATCGTGGTTACCCTCGCAGATAAAGATCTTCAGATCCTTGTGCTTCTCTAACAGCATCTCTATGCAGTGCATGATCAGGTGCACTGAAACGTCGACCAGTGCTTCCATTCTTGAATCAGAATCGACGATATGGCCGGAAGTCGGAGTTACTGGTTCTAGGGAGTCGTAATGCAAAAAATCGCCTTGGAGATTCAGTATCCCTATGGCTGAGTCCGGTGACCCATCAATCATCTGAGCCAATGCTGTAATGGCTGTGTTGGTCGCTATCTTGCTGTCCCAATCATCACCGCCGATATCTCGGAAGGCATACATACCCATGTGATAATCGGTAAGCGTGTACAGCGTGCATAGCTCAGCTTTCTCAGCACCCTTGTGCTTAATCTTGGGCGCTGGCTTCCACTTAAACGACTCACAAAAACGAGTGATCGCTTCCATCTGCTGCTTTTTATCTTGCTCTTGTATATGCCACTGGAGGCCTACCGAACCGTCATCTTTGTACATGGTGCTGACGCGCTTAGTAGCAAAGCCTTCCGCAGTTTGATGGGTCATACCCGCTTCTGGCGCAACACCGCTTATTGCTGCCTTGGACTTGGCGCGATTTATCATCTCACCCACAGTGCTGTGGTGTATTCCTAAAGCTTCAGCAGCACGTCGAGCACTGCCCATCTCTATGACTAGTTTTATTACTTCCTTTTGCCGTTCCGTGGCAAACTCTAATAGGTGCTCCATGCTATCCCTCAGCTTTGTTTTCGGCTTCGTTGTAAGCCTTATTAAACTCATCCGTAGCCGCCTTCATCTTGGCCTCCGCTTCCTTAATTCGAACATCCTTCTCCGCGTCTGTGATCTCTGTATTGGCGACAATTCGATCCCTTGCATCACGGTGGAACTTCATTCGCTTCCTAGCGCCCTTGGCCCTGTTAGCAAGCTTTATCTTCCACATGTTTTCCTTTCGAGCCGCACCCCTCTCTGCCGGAGTGCTTTCTCTATCCTTGATGGCCGCAACCGCATTATCTATGTCTTCTAATCGGTCATAAAAAAGAGACTGGTCTTCGTAGAATCTGTTCTCTCCGGCAAATGATCTGAGGTATGGAATGTTGTTGGTTGACAGCTGTCGGCCATCTCCAAGCGCATCGACAGTCTCGAGAAGCCTTGACCCGGTTCGATACATACCACCCATCGCGTATTCAACGACGTGTTCGATCTTGTCAGGGGCGATACTGATACCACCCTCTTCATACTTACTGCCGCCAGTGAAGTCGTTCATGAACATGGAAAGGTTCTTGTACACTTCTTTGGTGGAGCGGAATGACTGATAAGCCTCGACCGGCTGAGCGCCATAGCCACGTTGCTCTGGGTAGATCGGACCACCATTGAACTCGCTTTGGTTCGCAGCAATCTCAGCGATTGGCTTCAACACTGATGGCGTGAGGGTTAGAGCTGTTCCGGTAAGGGCATCTTCGCCTGCAGGAACACCAAACGGACTGAATGAGTTCAGTGACCCGATGACCATCTGGCCTACCAGTGACTGTCGTCTTGGTAAGTACGTTGAGTTTTTGCCAGCTTCCAGCGTGTCGCCGAGATTGAAGAATATATTGAAGCCGTATGGCAGAGGCAAAGCTGTGTACTTCTCGCCGTCACCGCCCCACACACTGTCGAGCAAGATAAGGTTCCGCTCTCTAACGTGACGAGAGATCTTGTCGATGTACGGTACGCCATCCTCATCCTCACCGCCGTGCTCACGATTCATCGCGGCAAAGAAGTAGCCAGTGCCCACCATTCCCGCGGCTACCTTCTGGGCCGTGTTCATCTTGGGATCTAGCTTGAAGTCGCCTTCGGCATCGCGTCGTAGTGGAGATACAGCACGCAGCAAGTTGAAGCTGCCTTGAATACTGGCGTTGGCAAACATGTACCAAGCGTTTATGGCCTGACCATACTCACCCTTACGGTTGAAGTTAACGGTTAGGTTCTTGGCTAAGTCAGCAGCTGTTAGCTTGGCATCCTTCATTGCCTTCTCAGGCGCGACACCTGACTCAATCGATGCTTGGTATACAGCATCCCGGGCATGGATATACGCAGACAAACGAACACCATTCTCTACCGCGGTATTCCATTGCTCGACCTTATCGAACACTTTCTTCTTAGCTCTTAGGAAGGCACCCTTGTTGGTGTTGCCTGCCATGGTGAGCATGCTCTCGAGGTCGCCCTTGAGCTGGTTGATATCCTTGCTGTCAAAGTATCCAGTCTTAGCACCCATCTCTAGGAACTCAGCAAAGTCTGCCTCAATACCTTCGGGCTTGTAATTGGGATCAGCCTTGACGCTTTCATAGTAGTTGTTGATATCTCTAACTCGGAACAAAGCACCCTTAGCCATCTTCGCGGCAACGCCTTCCATGTCCTTAATCTTGCCGTCCTTCAAATCGGTCTCAGCCAAGACACTCATGATTGCCGTGGTGATATCTCGAACAAAGTTAACGGGTGGGAACTCGGGGGAGAAAGAAGTGTTAGCTGCAGAGAGGAACCGGGTAGCTGTATTGACTAAGCCGGTTACCGTGCCCATCTCTTGCGGCCCCATGTTCTTCATAGCAGATGCAAGCAGCTTGTCGTGAATCTTAATGTACTTAGTCTCGCCGCCTTTTTGCTTTACGGCTAATACTGAGGGGTCCATAGCCGGGTTGATAGCAGACATCTTCGCCTTGCCATCTTTATCAAGCGTGCCGTCATAACCTTTGGGCAAGTCCCCCGGCTCCAGAATCTCGTAGATGTCCGGGTTGGGATTGTCTTGAACCATCTTGAGGAAGGCCTGACCTACCTCATTCTTTCTGGATCGTATGATCTTCTCAGTGAGGTCTGCTAGCAGCACGGCTGTAGGACTTTCCGGCATACTGTTACGGCCCGTCGCAGACTTGTATTCCTTGCCCCGGATATCAAAACCCTTGCCGCGCTTTTGGTGCAGCGTAGAGTTATCGGACTCAGAGTCTTCAGCGAAGCCCTTGAGTGGAACGTAGTACTGCCAGTTGTTTTCGAGCTGGTACGCCTGAGCCTCATTGATCAAATCAAGATCTGTCATGATGCGACGTTGCTCAACCACCATCATGTCGATGTACTTAGCCACCTCTTCGAGCTGCTGCAACTTTCCTTCGCGATCAAACGTCGCCATCCAGTCAGCTGCCTGCTGATTGGTCATTCCTGAACCGCCGTCCGGCATTTCAGATTCTGGATTAGGCTCCTGATCTGTAGCCTTGGGTGTTCTGCGCTCTGCAATGGTTGCGTTACGCTCGGGCGCATGACGAGCCATCAGGAATAGATCCAACTCATTCATGTTCAGGCCGTACTGACCGAGCTTGTCCATCATTGGCTGAATGAATTTGCGCTCTGCCGCGGCGAGATCTTCCTCAGCTTTGCCAGTGAAGAACTGCTCTACCAGATAAGGGTCAGAGTCTTTCTCTAGCTTGCGGCCCGTGGCTTTTTCGATTGCTCGCTGAACGCGCTGAACTTGTAGGAATTTATCTTGTAGGTTGCGGATAAACCTATCCGCGAATTTCTCTTCAGGTACTGTGAATGTGGATTCACGCCTGCGAGAGAAGAGAGGGGTTACATATCCTGCTTCGTTGCTGGCTTGCTCGAGTCTTTCTTGGACATCTCCGGGCTCGCCCCATCCGAACTCTTCTGAGTATCGGTTGAAGACTTCTTGGAGCGGTTGTGAAAACTCAGCTGCGATGAACCCGAGTATATCGGATCGTCCTTTGTCGCGAATCTTGTTGATGTAATCTTGCCCATCGGCACTATCCTCCCAATTGTTCTCGACTAAGTCACCGTCAAACGCAAAGTGTACTAACTCAGCCGTCAAATCTGTCTCTGATTCTACCACTTGCTGGATGAGAGGACCGAACTTTTTATAGCCCATCTCACTAAAATCTACCAAACGCACACCATTTGGCGTACTAATAATACCGATAGCGCCAGCGAGATCTCCGAAGACCGCCTCAATGCCCTTGCCTAGAGCGGTAACCTGATCGCCAGTAAGTGGTCCGCCAACATCAAGCTCAATCCCGTGACTGTCTTTCTTAGCTGCCTTGTAAAACGGGCGGTGATATCCGACACCATCTTGATTGAGCATGAGACCTATTGCTGCAGCGTAGACATCCAGATTGTCTTTCTGGGCTTGATCAGTACCCGTAACACTGCCTTTAGCAGGAACCATAGCTACTTCGGTCTGGTTCGATGGATTACTGATGCCTTCCCAGTAGCCGGGGACCACGGTGTCATTGGTATTTACAAGCAGCCCCAGCTGCATGGCAAGCTTATCCGTGCCGTTCTCATCGTAGAGCACGTTCTGTACGGCATACTGGAAGTCGAGCTTGTCTTCGTAGCTTGCGTCATGGATGCCCGGTAGAACGTCGATCTTCGTAGAAGGAGTCGCCTCCCATGAGATCTGTCCAAGGTGACGACGCACGCCATCCCCGTAATCGAACTTGGCAGCACTAGTATCCGCCTCAGTAGGCGTGTGCTTCATCGCCTCGTCGATCCAATTCTGCATATGCTCATCAGGCGAAGTTACATGCCGCGTCTTCTTAGGCTCGTAGGTGTAGTGAAGGTAGCCGTCTTTCTCAGACCTTGCTTCAGTGCGCTGCTTAACGCCTTTGTTTTCCATCCGGGCTTTCATTGCTACCCAGATTGCAGCCTGCACCTGCTGAGGCTCCCAGCCTAATTCCTGTGCCAGTCGGTTAGTCTCGTTCTCGAGGAATGCATACTGCGATCCGTTTGGCGCGTCTGTCTTGAAGCCTCCAGCACGCATCATCCATAGATCGATGGTTGCGCCTTGCTTACCTTCGGTACTGGGCTCGATCTCTCGCAAAAGATTCTGGAAGAAGTTACTAGTCTTCTCCCCATTCCAAGGCTTGTTCTCATAGAGAAGCTCGGTAGCCTTCTGGTTCATGTTGTCTTGCTTAACTTCGATGGGCTTCCCGGCCTGATACTGGGCCCATGCTCGCAGCGCGAAGGTAGAGTTAGCGTCCACCTTGGCTTGGGGTGAGAAGATGGCGAGCAAGGCTACAAACTTCTTGGCCTCTTCGACGTTACCGCCGGTCATCTGCAGGATGGCTTCACCTGAGTTCTCGTACCAGAAACGTCCCCGGGTGCCTTCATCAGCCAGCATCTTGAATCGCTTTCTGAATGCCGGGAGTTTGGCTGGCGTGTTGTACTGAGGTGGAGCTCCGACGTACCTGCCGTTCTTCATCTCGTTCTTTGTAACTTCACCCGACCTGCCAGAGAATCTTTCACCGCTCAGTGCAGCCTCAACTCTGGGGGCGTTGTTTGGCGTGAACTGCAGACCGCCTTCGACAGGTCGACCGCGCAATCCATCGGGGAGCTTGGATCGAATGCTCTCAACGTCACCACTGACAAACAGTCCGCCATTAGCATCTTGACGGGCAGAGTATTCACCCAGCTGCTTCTCTCTCTTTCTCGAGAACAGTGTGGCTGGGCCTTGTCCTAGACCGATCTCTCGTGACTTGCGTGCCATATAGGCAATGTCAGTCGCATCCTTTTCAGCCAGAGTCGCGAACCCACGATCACGTAGCCACTGTTTGATGCGACCGATGAGCTCCTGAGCTTTAAGCTTGAGCCCCTTAGATCCTTTCTCGCCGATGTAGGCGAGCATCTCTGACACCATAAGGAACTGACGATCCTCTTGGGTCATGCCTTCTGATCCTTCGCGGTATGGCTTGAGCTTTTCCTCGATGCCCATCTCTGCGGCGATCTTGTTGAAGCCTTTGGAACCACCCATGGCTACGAATAATTCGTTTGCTGCCTGCTTGATACCTTGATCGCGCAGCATTTCCATCATGCCGCCGTGCGTAGTTTCGTGCAGTAGTACAGTTTCAGCCTGTTCTTCGCTCGCGATCTCTTCGCGCACGAGATACACTTTCCCATTATGAAAAGCGCCATCAACTTCAGACGTACCATCAGCACGCTGCGCACCTTGTGCGATCGCTACATCTTTGATCGCCTGCGGAAGATCGTTAAAGGTGTCGACGACGACAACCGGGGACTCGGGATTATCTATGTTCCGCCCGGGGGTGATCCTCTCGACGACCGCATTGAGCTGCACCGGGTCAAGGGCAGGCTTACCAGTCCGACTAAATAGGAAATCTTCTTTCTTGCCGTAGGTGGGATTCTTAGCCAGAACTAATGGGCCTACCTGAATGACTTCATCTGCGCTCAACACAGGCACACGGTGATCACCACGGTCATAGAAGAAACTGTGCCGCTCTGGGTCCATTCCGACCTGCACATAATCGCCACTAGCCATCGCAGCATCTGCCATTTCTTTGGCTGCAGCCGCAGGAACATTTCTCCATGTCCCTTTCATCGTTGCGATAGTCCCTTTGGGCTTACCCTTGGCGATATTCAGTGCGCCTTTCTGAGGCATACCGAATTCAACATTATCGATGACTGCCGTGCTGTCATAGCCAATTGACTTACCAGCTTGAAATGAGCTCTGGCCCTGACCTTCTTTCTGCTCGTGTATCGATACAACCCATGTGCCGTTGTCACGGTATGCTGGGATGTCTAATCTCACTGCTACTGGGGTGCCGTCTTCTACTTCTCTGGCCGCACCAAAACGCTCTCGCTTGTCTTCTGTGAGTGCGGCTACTGCTGCCTCATCAGCCTCTGGCTCAGGAACGCTCTCATAGGCCTGTACGGGCTTGAATCGATCGACCGTCTCAGCGTATTGCTCTTGATTTACCGTTCCTTCAGTGACCCCTTGTGCGGCTTCCTGAAGCTCTGGCGTGCGGTCTGTGACTCTGCTCAGTGCCGCCTGCGTCATCTCTTCATAAAGAGGCTTTCCACCTTGCTCCTCAACCATACGAGATAGCTCTTGAAGTTCCTGCATGGTGCCGTCCATCAATGTCTGGACAGCTGCACGATCCGCTTCTATCGCGGTCATGCCTTCCTGCATTAACTCGGCACGCACCTGAGTTAGATATGCACCGTCCTGTGGACTAATAGCTTTAGCGGCCTTCTTAATACAAGCAGTTAAACTCACTGTATGATCTCCATGGCTGTAACAATCACAGCAATAATCTCTTCTTCATCTCTCCGAGCCTGCTCATAGAGAAGTTGCATCTCCTCGTTGTAGCGTTCAGCCTCGAACTCAACCCACTTCTTGCGAGTGCCGCCGGTCTTGTCGCGTAGCTCGACCTCGACCCGAAAGTGGGTAATTGTTTTAAAGGTGTTTGCTCTGAAATGACGAGCGCCAAAATGTTTAAGCGCCATCTCTCACCACCGCGGACCTGTTGCCATCGTCATCAACGGTGACTACTAATCGATCCTTGGTGTCAGCGACATCGCGGAATCGCTCTGTGCCTGTTCCCGCTCCCGAAACTTTGCCGGTGAGTACTGAGAACATGATGCGAGTAACTTCTTCCGCGCTTAGGCCTGCCTCTATGGCCTGACTCCAGACCTGAGCAGCAATCGTATCGGCGCTAGGTGCCGCAACTTCCGTTGCAACATCCTCAGCAGACACAACGCCATCGTTCGCCCATACAGCATCAGCAATCGCCGCGCCGTCAGATGCAGCAGATGCCTGAATACCCAGTGCGGATACAGTCGCGGGGAATACTTCGACGCCTTCGTAGGTGTAATAGGCGGTCAAGAAATTGTCAGAGTAAAGGATGCCGTTCACAGCTACTGTGTTCGGGTTGTAGTACAGCTTCCACCCGTTCGTTACGAAGAATGTCCCGCCCGTGAAGCCGCCCGGAATGGGATCCAAGCCAGAGAAGCGCATTGCCGGTAGGAACTGAGCGTTCTGATCCCGCTCGAACCATCGAACCCACGCAGAGTAAACATCGACCCTGATGTCCAATGACGTGACATCATCGTTCACACGGATAACTTTACTAACCCCGTCGATGCTTACTTTTTCGTTGGCCTCCCACTCTTCAGCGTGCGAGATCCATAGCGATAATGCCACGGCTTACTCCTTACTGGATCAGCTCTTTCCAATTCACCGCCAGCATCAACTTCACTGTTGTGAAAAGGCTAGGTCTAGTCTTCGCGAAGAAGCTCCAGACAAGTCGTGAGCCATAGAATCCTTTGACGGTAGCTGTCCCGGTAAATGCACCGAATCCAGATGAGTCAACCGGAGTCATCAAGCCCACATCACTGTATAGCTTGGCTGTGCTCGTCCCAGTTGGGCTCAAGAAATAAGTGCCGTTCCAGCTGACGTTTGTGGACCCAGTGATCTCTACTGCGCCACCCAATAGGTTGAGAGGGAAGGTTGCCGCTTGAGGCTCTCTCAGTGCCAGTAATCCACTGACAGTAATCTCGGCCTCTAATGCTTCAGTAGCACCGGTAACTGTTTGCGATGCGGTTCCGCCATCATCTGAGTAGTTCTTAACTGATCCATACTGATAGTTGTTGTATGTGTCGGTAAGATCAGCTTCATAGCGACCTCGGAACATTTCTTCGAGGATGGTCTTGCCACCGCCGTAGCTTGTTCCTGCAGTAGAGACATCGACCGTAGTTCCGGGGATCAAACTAAAATCATGACCAGCGTGTACTGAGTTCAAGGTTGCCTTCATATCCACCAACGCTTCTGGTGCCCCAGCGACCTGATCAAATGCGAACGCTGATATTGATGTAGGCATATACAAAGAGTGGTTAACCTCGCCACTATCAAGGAGCTGCTCTGGACTCAGGCTGAACAGGTACTGCCAGTCGTCACCGATGTCTGCTGTAACGGTCGCATGCGATGACGCATAGGTAGATGGCTGACCGAAGCTACGAACATCGAGCGTCGTTTCAGTCCATACCGCAGCAGACCAAGTCTCAATAAACAGATTTGAGCCAGTACCTGCGGTCCCCTTGTTTGCGAAACAAACCGGTAACGACGCTGTCTGGCTCATCGCTTGATCAAACCGATTGCCTTGATAATAGCTATGACAAACAACGCGCTGACCATCTACATAGGTTCCGAACCTAACTCGTCCAGCACCATGCCATTGGATATCAATCCACCAGATGTTTGCGTGAGTCAGGTCTAGTACTTCTTGGCTATCACCTGTGCCATCAAGTTTGTCTCCATTCCATTCGGATCGAGGAATGATCGTGTCTTTCTGTGGAGCAGAAGGGATGCTGCTGCGAATACACACACCAAATCCTGTGGCGCCTGCTGCACCAGTGCCGCCTGCTCCTACAATAAAGAAGAAGCCATTGTTTGAATCAAACAATCCCCAGCGTCTAACGCTGCCTGTCGCTGCAGGGTCGTTTAGTCTGGCAGTGCCTGCGTACAGGTGACTACTGCCTGCCACATACCGGTGATAAGTATTTGAAGTCATGGCAGCAAACGCATTTGCGACTGTACCAACCTGATCATCAATACCAACCTTTACGGAGTTTCGATCCACTTCATAGGTGATATAGCCACCCTCGAATGAGGTCTTGGCAAAGTTGTTGTTCAGAATCTCAGGCTGTCCGAAGACATACTCACCCAGAGAAGTAGCACCAGTGGTTCGTAGCTTGCCCCACGCATCTAGCTGCGGAAGACCCTCAGCAAATCGGACATTGGCTGAGCCAGTGATATCGACATCCATGCCGTACTCAGGGTTATCGTAACCAATAATGTTCTGAGCAGGTATGTAAGTATCATAAGCGGCAACGACAGTAGCAGCGACAGTAATGCCATCAGGATCGGTGACCGTCTGCCCTGCGATTGGCTCTACTTCGTTGTACTTGTCAGCCTTCGCGTAGTGAACGCTTAGGTGACCAGCAACGCCTGAGCCCTGCACACCGTGGACGTGAACCAACATAGTTGGCCCACCGTTACCACTAATGGTGTATCTCTTGCCTATCTGCCACTGATCATAGCCACCAGAGAATTCAATCTCTGCGGTATGGACCATGTGGATGCGATCACCAGTGCTCTCTGGTGGAACACGGGTGAAACGCTTGTCGTTAGCCGCCATGATTAACTCCTATTAGTCGACGTAAGCTCGATCCTGCTCAGCAACGAGAGAGATCGTTATACCTTTCGCCTTGGTGATTGTTGCTGTTGCAACTACCGGCTTAGCCACGCCTTTGTTACCCGCAATGACCGTTACAGGAACCGTTCCGCCAGCTTCTGTGAAGACTGACCGACCGCCCTGCACGTTGGTGTCGTATGCGAAAGTGAAGGGAATAGATCCGCTTGAGATTGTTCCTGAAATGTCCGAGCCATCCTTGTCGTCAAGAACAATTGCAGCGCCCGTTCCGTAGTCATCAGCACCAGTGACTGAGTCAGTGATGAACATAGTGAAGTAGCCTGTTCCACCTGACGCCAAGAAGCTGTTGAACTGAAGCGTTCCACTTGAAGCAAAGTTGTAAACACGAGTTACGCCGTTATCGTCAATGAACTCGACATTGTTCAGCTCGTCGACATTAAAGTTCGAGATAAACACGCCTTGCTTACACTTGAGCGTTGATCCCTCAAATTCCGCAAGCAAGTTAGCCGTCTTACCGTTTATTGTCCCTGCGTTTCCAGCATCATTAATGTCCGCATCTTGGCGAAGAAGGTACTGCAGCTTGGTGTAGATTTGCTGAAGCGTTGCACCATTACCATCGACGATAACGCTGAAAGGGAAGTCATCGTTTACATCGTTGATGTCCGTTGACTGACCTGCACTGAAGTAATCGACCGTGATGTTTGTGTAAGTCGCAGATTGAGCTCCGGTAATCTCTGCGTCAGTGTTGACAATGTTCGTATCAACCGAGTTAGAGAGCAGAACATTAACAGTAAATGCACCTGTCGCTGTCTGACCAGTGTCGGCCAGCGTAGAGTCGCGGTATGTGAACCCTTCCTCACGAGCATAGGCTCTGAAGAATGCCTGCTTGTTGACGTTGGCTGACCCTGCATCAACAGCTGAGTCACCAAAGATCTGTACTGCTTGGTTAACCTCATCGTCAAATTCGAAATCGACCGCGGCATCTGCTGAGGCAAGCTGGTAGTAAAGCTGAGCGCCCGTATTAACATCACCCAGAGATACGATGCCTACATATCTGCGAGCAAGATCGCCGGTTGCAGATGTTCCATCAAGGGCTGCTGTGCCGCCTGCTTGGAATTCATCGAAACCACCATCTCGCAACATGTTACGAGTAGCGTCGTTTGATGGACCCCAATCACTGAACTTTGATCCGTCAAAACCAAACTGGAACTGACCCGACTTGGCGTCAATTGCATACATTGGGAACGGGAAGCTGTTGTAAGCACTGGTTTCCCAGAGCTTGATGAATTTAGAATACAGCGCCTGAAGTGTTACGCCGTCTTTTGCGATCAGGCCATTGGTCGTAGAACCATCAGCTGACGCGGTAAGCGTAAAAGTCCGGGCAGTTGTATCAATAGCGATGTTAGTGCCGACGATGAGATCGTCACCATCAATCAACTTGGCCATGTTTTATTCCTCTAAAATAATAACGTAGTTGGAGTTCGAGAGAACCCTGTTGTCTGCTAGGCGCTTTTCCACCTGCATCTTCTCGCCGTCAGCGAATTCAATTACGTCGGCGGTGGAGTCGACCGTGTCACCTACGTGCTTGCTGTCTGTTGTCATGACTACTTTTTTCATCATGGGGTGTAGTTCCTATCTGTGACCTGAGCCGCAGGCAATGACGCATCATTGACGCTAAGCTCAAAGTTGTTGATAAAGAAAGGGACGAATCCCTCTCCGTATACTGCTACGTCAACGAATGTCGACGCAGCGAATGTATACTGGTACGAGACGCTCCCATCCGAAACAATGTCCTGAACGTCTATTAATTTTGTTGTTGTTCCAGCGGATCTAATAACAACGTCAGAGCCAGCCTTTACGCCGGTAATTGTTAGCGTTGTTTGCTGAGCAATGACGTTGACTGTCACTCCGCTTGATCTGATCGTGGGTATAGTTGCTCCAGCAGCAACTGAAATATCGATAGTGCCGCTAGTTGATGTTAGATGCAGTGCTTCGTTGCCCGTGCTGGTTGTTGTAACCGGGCTCCCAGTTGAGCCTGTGCCATAACCAATAAGCGTGTTGTCCCAAACAAAGTCTGTAGTACCGTTTATCTCTGCTGCATGGCTTGTACTGGCGCTTTTCGTAAACTCATTACCAGTAACGTCGCTTGAAAAAATGTTGAACGAGCTTGTTTTCAATCCAACGGTATCTGCCGACTCTGTTACCTTGTTGTTTTTAAAGTTGCCGCTTGTTGTTACTGCAAGCGTTCTAACAAAGGAGCATCCAGTAGCGCTTGATAAGGACGCTGTTGACGTATCCAATAAAACGCAGCCGGTCATATTTAAAGTGGGGCTCAAGCCCGTTCGCGAAAACTTACCTTGCCTTGGTGAAGTCGCTTGCGCAGTGAACGAGACGTTTGTCAGGTTTACTGTCCCATCATTAACGAGCATCTCCGTGAAGTCGGCATAAACGGTTGGGCAGTCCTGCAACACGATAGATGTGTTGTCATCAGTCAGTGTGCCCGTCACCTCTAACTGACCCTTCCATAGGTAGAAGCCTGCCTCGGATTGGAAGAGGCCTAGCCGGTGCTGACCACTATCAATTAGCGTGAACTCTGAATCGGCAGACGTATCATTTCGACTGTCAAACTCACCGACACGATCAAGCGTGGCAACACCTGTGCCGCTTACTGTTATCTTTCCTCTCGGACCCCATCGCAAAACATCTGCCGCCATCGAGTTACCTCGACGTACCGACTGCTTCAGTACCGGGATGTAATGAAACACGTCATAAATAGCGTTTGGGCTGCCGTCTGTATAAGCGACAGGGGTATTGACTGGATCTACGGCAGTGTTTACCCATCCACCGAAGGGTCCAGCGTATTTGTCGTTTCCGCCCACGTTAAAGTATCGAGCGTTTGCCTCACCCTGACCTACGCCAAGCAGGTAGCCGCCTGAAATAGTAGCGCCTGTATCGCCACTTACGCCCGTGGTAGGGCCAAAAGTAAAGCTCTCCAAAGCGCTGGGAAATGTAGCCAGCCACCAATAGAAAATAACCGAAGTGCCATCCACCCAATCTGCATCAGCCCTGATATTGATGCCGTGGTTGTAGTTAAATCCCGCCGCAACGCCAGTAGCGTTTCCTGAAGGTTTCGATACGCACGACTGACCCTGAAGAACTAAGTCCTCGTCTGCGGTCGCTTGGTTACCAGTAATATGGCCTGACGTTTCAGACCATCCGGTAGGCTGCGAACCATCCACACCATCGGCAGTGCTCAGCGTTTGAAGGTCAGTTGAATAAGCAGGCATTATTCAGCCTCAACTGGGGTGGCTTTCACCTTTGATAGGTTGCCCTTGTCGTCACGAATAATTTCGAATTCGTAGGGAACGCGCTTAGAAGTTTTTTCTAGCATTTCGGTGATCTGCTTCATGAGCTCTTGCGTCTGCCCTTCCTTTTTCTCTGCCACAGCCAGTGCCGCATCGATACGCTTGCCTGCGGTCTCATTGATCGAGTTCAGATCTTCGAGTGCAGCCTTGTCTAGGAGGGGAGCAATGTCAGCCTTAGAAGGAGCCGGTTGATCGCCCTTGTATAATTTCTTGTTACTGGCATCTCGCACTACCGCGCCAGACCGCATTTTTTGCTCTAGGTCTTTCTTAGAAATCTTATTCATTAGCCTACGCACTCCAGAAGTTTGGTCAGTACACCTCTGCGCTTGTCGATTTTACTAAACAATCGATCCGCCCTCTCACTGACCTCAACTACCTCGCCGGAGTCCTCAATTTGGAACTGCTGCTTGATGTTGATGTCTTTCAGCGCCTTGAACTCAGCATCACCTTCATAGGTGTCGACGTTGTATCCTTGAGGAAACTCTTCCTCGAGAGCATCATTGCGTGCGGGATCACGTACTGGTCCCTCGCCGTAGATTACGTTCTTGTTTTCAATAGCCAGCTGGTTAGGCCTAAAGCCAAGGTCGACCTGAGTCTGCTGGTCAGGCGTCATTGCCTCGCCCTGACTGTTAACCACCATGTCAGGATCTGGCTGATAAGTTGTCTCAATGAGAGGCACTTCTGACTCGGCCTCTGCTCTCATGCGCTCTTGACCTTGGTCAATATCCGCTTGGCTCTCTGCTGCCATGCCACTAGGCGTGACAACGAAGTCTGGTTCTACCTGTTCGGGCTCTACTTCTGGCGCAGGTAGCAAACCCTCTGGCTCCACTGGGTTGCCGAATTCATCTACCACTAGCCCAACATCAGGAATCTCGACATCCGAGAATGGATCCGTGTCAGGAGTCTGAGTCAAATCGACCGGTGAACTAAGAGATCCAATTGCACCCACAGGTGCGCCCATCATTCCGCCAGCAAGACCCTCTGCTACCGCAGCTTCGGCTACACCTTCTGAAAGTTCTTGGCTTGAGTCAGCCTGCTGAACACCGAAGTTTTCTACAAACTTCTGACTGCCGCCTTGGGCTGCTTCAGTACCCCCTTGAACTCCGGTCTGTAGTGCTACGTTCTTAGGAAGCCCGGCCATTCCTCCAGCCATACGCCCAGAGATCGCATCATCAAGATACTTACCAGCTACTGTGCCAAGAACTAAACCTGCTGCTCCGCCTCCGACAACTGCCATCTGAGCAGTGCTTCTTGCGAATATCTTTTTACCTTGGTCTGCCGCCTCTGACTCTGAATAGCCTTCTTCGATCAGCTCTTGGAATACATCCTGAAATCCTTCGGATTCCACGAGAATTTCATTAGGCATGCGGAGGATTTCTTCCTCAACAGCACGGCCTGCGGAACCACCGACCATTCCTGCCTCGAGTGTTCCGTAGATACCCATGTTGACGCGCTTGTCTGTCGCGCTGTTTTTAACGATGGTCTTACCAAGGCCACGAAGACCAATACTGGCAGCTGCTTTAATTACGCCACCACCAGCGATCAACGAGCCTAGAGATCCTGCGCCGGACGCTCCAAGTGAAATCCAGCTATCAACATCGCCCCATGCATCACCGAAGGTCTCGCCCTCGTTTTCGCTGAGCCATGTCTTGCCCTGAGCTTCTCTGGCGTTAGAGCTTAAAGTCGACCTTTGCTCTTCACCATACTCGTAAAGGGAGTCTTCAATAGCACCCGCAGTTTCACTGCCAGTCAAGATTCGGGCAGCAGCTGCATCAGCACCGAAGCTTTCTGCGAATGCTGCTTGGGTCTGATCTACGAAATCACCAAACCGATTTTGCTCTTGACCATCCAAAGGGGCTGAGGGCTGTTGCTGCCCATACTTCTCGTCAGCAAAGTCTTGAGCCTCAGTATTTACCTGCGCCCAATCGGCGCCATCCCAAGCAAACTCATTGTTGTTTTGGTCATAGGCAAACTCGGCTTTAACCCAGTCGTTACCATCCCATCGAAAGCGGTTGTTGTCCTTGTCGGTAGCGAACTCCACGCGCTATTACCCTATAGCCGTTCTGTAACCGGGGGGCAGGGTATTCGACTGGGCCTGCGTCACGTCTACCTGACCGGGAATGTTGAGACCCATAGCCTTAGCTTTCTCAGCCTTTAATGCTTCTTGGTCTGTCGTGGGTGTTGCAGTAGGCGTTCCAGCGGGTGCTGCAGTAGGTGCTGCAGTAGGTGCTTCAGGAGATTGAAGGGCTTGTAGCACTTGTGGGTATACCTGCTCAAATGTCGCCTCACCGCTTACGTCGCCAGTTACCATTCTTCCTGCTACCGTCGCAGCGATACTCATTGGATTGCCCTTTGACTGAGTAACAATCGTCGTTGCCTCACCACGCTCCATGCCATTCTGAGTGAGATATTCAATCATCTTTGCGTTAGCTGGCAGCGTCTGGCCTGTTTCAGCCTTGTCGTTCTTTCCGGTGATCAAGTCGTATGCGGACTGGATGGTCCCTTTGTTAGAGGATATGCGTCGAGCAACTTCTGCTCGGCCCAGCACCATTCGGATCATTGCATCAGGATCTTCTGCAACCACAGGATCATCTGGGTTGCTAGAGCGGAAAAGAGTAACCGGGCGTGGCTCAGATTGCGTGCCATCTTCATAAACCATGGTTACCTCGGTAGCAAACTTACCGCTGCCCATATCTTGGAAGCCCACGACGCGCTTATCCTTTACTACCTTGCCTGAGCTAGGATCAACCTGACCTTCACCAGTACTTATTTCGCGATCGAATGCTTTGTTAAAAAGATCCAAGAACTCAGGACTGTTAGCCCTTCCTATTTCGCCGGTCTGCAATATCTCTCTACCCATTCGATCTAAATTGTTAAGGGTGACGAGATTCTCAGTGTCAATTTGCTGGCTTGGCAGAAATCGTTGCAGACCTGCTGATTGCAGTTGACCTTCTAACTCAGTGTCGACCTTGAAGTCAGGAAGCATGGCGCTTCCCATATAAAACTTCCCAGCTTCTTTGAGCTGATCTCGCTCAAACTTCGTTGACTCAAGGCCGGTGCGTTTGGCTTGAGCCGCCAACGTGTCAGCACGATACTGTGCAGTAGCCGCATCTTGCGCCATTGCTCGCTCTTGCTCTGAGGCGTATCGACCTTGGTCGCGAGCGAACTGCTGGTCATAGCGGCTCTGTTCGGTCTGAATGGCCTGCTGCTGGGCGAGCTGCTCCTGCTCATACCGCTGCTCATTCTGTCTATCTAGGCCAGCCTGACGTGCCATGCCGAAACCGGCTTGTATCCCAGAGGCTAATCCTTGTGTGCTTAACGCTGGCATGATGAATTCCTAATCAAAAATTGAGAATGCGAGAAGACCTGCTAAGGCCATCCAACCGGCTGGACCCATAGCCCCTAAAACGCCAGCGCTTGCTGATGCACCACCAGCTGCTGCGCCTGTGCCTGCTGCGGCTGCTCCTGTCGCTGCTGTACCTGCGGCTGCTCCTGTTGCTGCGGCACCTGTAGCCGCTCCTGTTGCTGCCGTTCCTGCTGCTACCCCGGGTGCTGCGGCTGCTGACATTCCTGCTGTTACACCGGGTGCTGCAAGACCGCCTCCTGCTGCCGCTTGAGCTCCGGGCACTGCAGTGTTAAGTAACGCTCCGGCTTGTCCAGATGCTGCGACTGAACTACCGGGCACTGCACTTCCTAGAGCCCCGGTGGTCTGCGATACGGGTGCTGCCACTGAGGACATGCCGCCTTTAAGCGCGGCTTTCTCAGCTGCCTTTTTAGCTGCGTACTTCTCCATCCCGTAGCCAACTGCTTTGTCTGCAGCGACACCGCCGACCATACCCACCATCTGAGATCTCTGTGCCGTCTTGGCTTGGTCTCTTGCATCGCGAGCCATTTTGTTTTGCTGCTCCATTCGAGCAACTTCATCAAGCCCGGAAAGCGCCTGCCTTTTTGTTTCTTGGCCTGCGCCAATAATTCCATAGCCCATAATTAACCACCGTATCCTTGCCGGATGGTTCCGCGGATTGCCCCACTTCCCCCAGCCAATGCGTTCATGTTTCTGTCAAAGATGTGCGTGCGCGTCTGATTCATCCCGTTAGCCTGTGATAGCGCCTGAGTCCGATCTAAATCCATCTTTGTTTGCTGTTGCTGTTGAGCTGACTGCGAAACGCCATAGCGTCCTTGCACCATCTGCATGTTGTTTTCAGCCGTCTTTCTAGCGGCCTGATTGTTTACCGTGATAGCGGAAAGCCTTTCCTCAAGCTGCTCTGTGCCCATGACGGTATTGATAAGCTCCTCTTCAACCGGAGCGAATCTAGTCAGATAGTCTTGGTACTCTTGACGGGCAATGTAGGCACGCATGTCCTGCGCGTAGGTGTCGCTATTTCGATCCGTTGGCCGAGTTGCAGAGCTGTAATAGCCCCCGTTATAGCCGCTGTTATAGCCTCCGTTGTTACCGTCTCGACCATAATCTTCGTACCTGCCACCCCAAGGCATCAGCCATTACTCCCATATCTCTGGTAGCCAATAGCGCCACCTAGTGCTGCGCCAGCTACATACCTATTCGCGGAGGAACTATTAAAGGCATTGTCGGCACGTCTATTCGCTTCGTCTAAGCTGTAACCAGCGGCATCCGCTATCCCAGCCATGGCGTTTCCTGCCTGCCCTTGGCCCATGGCCACCACGTTTTGCATGCCAGTAAGCTTGGTGTCTTGGATGGACTGCTGAGCCCGGTTCACGTTATCCGCTTGAGCAAACATAGAGTTTGTTCCGTAATCAGTCAGTGCCTGCATGGACCTTCCGCTTGCAGGGTTTATTCCCTGAGCGGCCATGTCTTGACGCTGTCCAGCAAACCCTTCGGTGAAAGCGCTTTGCACATTCGCAGTCGACGCGCCAGCTGCTTGCTCCATTCGAGCTGCGCTGTCATAGTTTCTGACTTCATCGATGTATCGGTTTTCAGCAGGGACATAGACTTCTTGGTAGCGATTGAAACGATCCAAAGCTATCGCTGCTAATTCTTTTTGGTCTTCAGTGTCATCGATGCTGCCGCCACCACCACCCTTAAAGAAAAGGCGTGAGAACTTCTTACCGGGAAGATTGAAAGGCTTGAAGTGCCTACTTTCCCTGAAGTCATCCAGCATCAGTTGATCGTCTAATTCGTTGAACATTTTCTGCTCCAGATTGTGTATCTCTTAGTCCAGCCTTTGGACCGAACAAACCGGTTCATCGGCTCTAATGCGGTCCAGAATTCAATCTCGTTGACCTCTAGTTCCTTCGCACGTTCTTCAATGAACGGCATAAACTTGTGGTATGCGTTACCCACTTTGCTATAGGCAACCCAGACCAGAAGCTTGCTAACTCCGTCTTCGACTATTGGTTTTAATATGGTGAAACTTTCTCCTTCCATGAACAGGAAGGCCTCGCCGTATGCGCACGCTTTGTACACTTCTGCGAACAAGCTTGGTTTCCCGGCTTGTTTTCCGATCTCATGAATCGGCTGCTCAACTATCTGGTGAACCTCATAGATATCAACTAGCTGAGGCATCCATTACTCCGGGTATAGCAATCCACGCTACCATGATACGTGGGTTTTTATTTGCCCTCTCTTTTTAAGCTGGCTCTGGCGTTAGCGGCCAAGGCACTTCATATACCGAGTAAATCTCATCGAGGTTGTCCGTGATGTCCCTCAAACTCTGACGGTAAACTTGCCAATCGAGCATCACCTCATCGCTTAAAGGGCTATCCACAATCTGCGTCCAGTCACTGGCTGAGAGTCTTGCGTTCCGATCAGCTCTCACGATTGCCATAAAATCTTCTTGATCGAAAACCCACTGATAGGTGAACCACTTGTAGTGCCCGGTAGGTCTCTCGGGAAGGTCAACCCATTCCAGTCCATTCCAATACTTTGTCTTGATAAAGTTGTCTGGGCCTTCCTCGTCAGTGATGTCCTTGACGATATGAAGGTCGTCGTAGTCTTGGCCGTCAACGAACTCGCCAGAGTTCATTCGCATCGTGGTGATGACTTCACCTGTCTCTTGTATTACTACTGCCCAATGTCTGCTCATGATGTAAATTTCGCTATGATGAATGTTTTAGGGGTATAACTTGATATCAGTACTATTGTTCGAGTCGAGTGCCGATAAACAGCCTTGACCGCCCTTTGTG